TGTACCTCTCTGACTGAACTGACTGATCTGTGGAAGACCAACCAACAGCAAATCGATGAACTGAAGAAGAACAGCAAAGAACTGTTCAAGCGTGTCCAAGAGCATTTCGCTCAACTCAAGTCAAATTTCCAAGAGGAATAAATGGAATACACAAATAGCGGAACTCTGTTCCACAACTCGGTCAAGAAGAACCCCAAGGCTCCGGACTATTCCGGTGAAGCCACACTGGACCTAGCCAAGCTGGGCATTGGACAAGGCATTCACAAGATTCGCGTAGCGGGTTGGAAAAAGACCTCGTCCAAAGGAACCACCTTCCTTTCGTTCCAGTTCAGCGCCAAGCAGGACCAACAACCTGCTCGCAAGCAAGAATCCTTTGGTGAAGACGATCCCTTTTAATGGAGATGAACATGAAGAAAATTAACAAAATTGGGCTTCTGCGTAACAACCCTTCCATGACCTTTGAGGAATGGAACAAGAAGACCGGGGGGTCCAAGAACCTTTACCGTGTCTACAAGGCAACCTTGAAGAGGGCTAAACCTGCGGTCAAGAAGGTCAGGCAAGTCAAGAAAGAAACGATGGTCATTCCATCTTTACCAGATCCAAAGCTGCGTGATGAGATTGCCGATCTGAGGCACCAGATTGTGGGGTTCAGGGCGGTCATCTCCTACCTTGAGAACCAACTGGGATTGAGGAACTCGCAGTGAGTGCCCTGCAATTTGAAGCAGTCAAGGTCGCTCTCAAGCAGGATGCGACCGGCTACATCATGACCGTCAAGATTCATCCGGATGAGATTCCGGAGGAACTCTTGCGGGACTTTGTAGGCTCAAGGTACGGCGTAGCTATGGTGCGTATAAATGACGACGAGTCGCCCATGCTGGTCAAGAACCGAGTGCAGAAGGCAGGGATGCTGTGTCGGCACAACTGGTTCCACAAGTTTTTGCAAGAGAACTACAACCTCGGCAGAGCCAATGAGGCTATTGCCACCCGATTTATCCATGACATCTGCGGTATCAAGTCACGCACGGAGTTAAACGGCAATGCCGAGGCTCAGGCTGTGTTCGACAAGATATGTCAGCAATACGAAGAATGGAGCGCACGGAATGACCCGTTTTAAAACTGTCGTTCCTCTGATGATTTATGTCTACCCGACCGAGGCAGAAAAGCTCAAGAAATTTGCCAAGAGAGCCAAGAAGACCGTCTCTCAGGTCGCCCGGGAAGGCATAGCCATGCGGATGAACAAGAAAGATCCCTACAACACGGGATTCGATGAAGGATTGAGGACCGCCATGAATGTGGCAGTCAAGACGGAGGGGGCGCAGATGCGCTTTCCTTCCGGTAAATCTTTTGGGCAACTGGTGTGGGATGAGATCGAGAAGTTTAAACGCGAGATGCCAGATGATCCATCTGAGGTAGAAGCTCAACCGGAGGCTGAAGATGACCGCCAACAATGAGCAGGTAGGTGGCACTCATTACAAGAGCAAAACCATTCAGCCTTGGGACTACATTGCAGCCAACAACATTGGTTACTTTGAAGGCAACATCATCAAGTATGTATCAAGGTGGCAGGAGAAGGGGGGTGTCAACGACCTGCAAAAGGCGTTGCACTACCTTCAAAAGCTCATTGAATTAAACGGGGATGACAAGAGATGACATTACCCTTGCATACATCTTTGTTGCCGTGGAGATCACAGCTAAATGACCATTAAGGACATTCTGGAGGCATATGGAAAGCATCTGGAGCAGACCATCACCCATGCTCGGGGGATGATTGCCATCCGCAATCTTTCCTCCCTGTATGGATGCACCGTCCGCAATGTGTCCAAACAGATCGAAAGGCACATCCAGACCCGCAAGGCATCCCCGGGAACCATCAACCGAGAGCTGACCGTGCTCCAAGCAGCCCTGAGATGGGCGTTTAAACGGGGTGATATTGACTTCCTGCCCGCCATCCCCCGGCTACCCTCCCCCCCTCCCCGGTCCCGGTTCCTGACCGAGGCGCAGGTCTCAATCCTGCTGGAGGCGGCAAAGCCCCACCCCCATGTTCACACCTTCATCCGGATCGCCCTGATGACCGGACAAAGGAAGGAAGCCATCCTGTCCCTGACTTGGGATCAGGTGGACTTTGAGTCTGGGCTGGTGGACTTCAACGACCGCTCAGGAGCGTTTTTCCACCGCAGAAAGGGTCGAGGTATCGTCCCCATGTCAGATGCGCTCAGAAGCCTTTTAAAGGGCTTACAGGGGGATCATATGAATGTGATCCACCACAACGGTAAGCGGGTCAGGGATTTCAGGGTTATCTGGTCCAAGCTGATGAAGCAGACGGGACTGAACATCACCCCCCATGTGCTTCGGCATACCGTTGCCACCCAGCTTGCCCAGAAGAATGTGCCTATGCCCCAGATTTCCCGGCTCTTGGGGCACAGAAGCACCGTCATCACCGAGCGGGTCTATGCCAAGTTTTCACCAGAGTTCTGCCGGACGGCAGTCTCTTACCTTAATGTTTAAACAATGAGCTTTGATGAAGACTTCAACCGAGGGGTTTCTGCCGAGAACAAGGTTCTCCAAATCCTACGCAGGAAGTACCCCAGTGCCACCCTCGTCAACGGGTACTCGGGGTATGACATCTGGGTGCCAGAAAAGCAGTACGGGGTTGAGGTCAAGTTCGACCCCAAGTCCAAGGAGACCGGCAATGTGGTGATAGAGATCGAGATGTCTGGCAAGCCCTCGGCTTTGTTTACAACCGAGGCGGCTTGGTGGGTGTTCTATGATGGCTCTTCCTACGCTTGGATCAAGCCCCGGGATATTTTCTGGTGCATCATCTACAACAAGCTGTTTTGGGTAGAGTTCACAGGCTCTGGGGACAAGAACCCCAAGAAAGCCTTTTTGCTCGACAAAAGATTACTCTTCACATACGCAAAGACGCATGGTGAGATGGAGGACATTTTTTGAATAAACGACAACGCTGGTTCCAAACCCTGCAAGAACTTGGGTGCATTGTTTGTTTAAACGAGATGAACATCCGCAGCGAACCAGACATTCACCACATCCACAGGAACGGCAGAAGGGTCGATGATTTCCATACCATCCCCCTTTGTCCTTCCCACCACAGGCTGGGCATCAAGAACCAGATCGCCGTTTCCCGCCACCCTTGGAAGGCAGAGTTTGAGAGACGCTATGGAACAGAATGGGAACTCTACGAGCAAACCAAGCAAAGGGTGGAAGTATTGCTTCAAATGCAATCGATCCTACCCGCCCGAGATGATGAAGCCTAAGTACGACACGAGAGGAAGAAAGATCGGCGCTCAGTGCATCAATTGCCATGCACGCCAATCTGTCTCTCTCATGCGGAAGGTTTAAAACCTCACTGTCTGGCTTCGCCGTAAAGCTGGTTCAGGGATGTCATCAGGTTCAGCATGGCATCGTCAATGTTTCGGATGCTGTCGCGTTCAGCCCCAGATTCCTGCAAGGCTTTTTTGACCTGACGCAGCTTGCTGATCTTGCTGTAGATTTTGTCCCCAACCTGATACATCGAAGCCTCTGGGTTCTGGTTGATGTACTCAGAGATGTCCTCACCCTTGAGCATTCTTCCTTCAATCTCTGCCTGATGCTCGTTGAGACGCTTGATGTTCTCATAAAAGCGGGTGGTCTGTGCAGCCTTCTGCTGGACATTTCCAATCAACCTGCCAGCAATCGGGATGTTGTATGTAGCAAGCTCTTCCCCGGTTGCAGCAGCCTCAACGCCCCGAGCAATCTTCATGGCTTCACGACCAACACCACCAAAGACTTCGCCAATCAGATATTCAATCTGGTCGGGGGTAGGACTGATCACGCCCTTCTTGAATTCACTGCCACCACTCAATAGGTTGATGGCATAAGCCAAGCCCTGCGTTACAGCAAATGAATTCTGAGAACCTCTGGTATATCCCGGGGTGGGACTCATGCTGTTAATGTCCTCACGAGCAATCGGCTTGCCAGTGAAGTCCTTGTTCTCAGCCAGCGCCACAATCGGATCGAGCACGGTCGGAGTCAGCGTTTGAACGAAGGTTGCGCTACCGAGTGGGTTGAATCCATCGATGATCATCTGAGCCGTATTGACAACAGCTTTGCCAATGTTCTTGTCATCAGACATAGCAAACTCCATCACCCTACGACCAAAACCGGGGATGATGTTGTAGCCAAGAGGCATAGGGATTGCCAGATATTTGCCATCGCCCGTGGGGATGACAAAGGACTTGTCCTTGATGAAGTCAGGAACCTCATCCTCATCCAATCCAGCCATCGCCAGCAAGACCGCCTGAATGACACCCAGAGACAGTCCACCCATGACAATCCGTTTGCCAACGGTGGACAGTTTGCCATCGGATGTCAGCAAGGTCTGAGCGATACGAGCCGTGCCCTGTACAGAAGCATTGAAGAAGGCAAACAGGGTCTGGAAGTTACGCGATACAGCACCCGTCCGGTTGAAGTTGACAGTAATGTTCTTGGCAAGGCTTGCAGCCCTCTCCTTGGAGATGCCTTGATCCATTGCATTCTTGTACACAGAAACACGAACGGCGTTCTCAATGGCATCGTTGAAATCAGACAGCCAATCGAGCAACGCTTTGCCAGCCTTTTTGGGACCACCCTTACCAAAGTTCTGAATGTCTTTTTGCAACTGTTGAGCACGATCTTCTGCATTCTCAAACATATCCCGGTAGCCAGTCTTGCCACCTTGTAGCTCAAAATCCTCAAAGATTTCAGCCCACTTGGAATCTGCATCCAGACCATTGCGCTTGCGGCGCAGATCACGATACACAGCCTTGATGGCGGTAAAGGCATCAGCGATAACCTTGCGCTCATTGCCCTTCAGGGGGGTGTTCTGCAAGTTCAATGCAGCGCCACCAATGTCTCGCATCAGGTTGTAGATACCGAACGCTGGGTTGTACTGCGTGTTGACAGAGGCAAAGAACCGAGTGCCTTTGCCAACGCCCTCGATGGTCTTGCGGTAGTAATCACCAGCAGTGCCCATCATGCGAATTGCCTCACCCTGCTGTTGGGCATCCAGATTCTTCAAGGTCGAGACCATCCTCATGGCTCTCTCATCGTTGAGATTAAAGCCAATGATCCGGTCCTCGCCGTTTATACGGGTAATGAAGATGTTGCCAGCGTTCTTCCACATCGGAGAAACCTGCTGGGTCACCAAGCCCGTCTTCTTGTCTATGACCTTGCGGGTAGGACGAGAGACCAAGTTCTCAACCATGTCCGGATCAATGCCAAGATCAATCAACTCTCTGGTCAGCACAGTCTTGTTAGTCTTCTCTGGATTGATGACAGCCCAGAAACCCTTGTTTGGGTTTTGCAAGACCAATCCGTATAGAGCATTGCCAACACGGTTCTTTTCACCGCGAACAATGGTTCTTTCCCGTTGCATGGCGATGTTAGACAGAACATCCACCACCTTCTTGGAAGAACCCATACGCTGCCCCACGGTCCTGCCACGAATGTTGTAGCCACGACCAATGCTGATGGGGCTTCCTTCTGTTTCCTCGCGGAACAAAGGGACATAGTGCTTGTATGTCTTTTCCCATGTATCGATGGTCTCTGGCTTCTCCAGCCCATAGTCAACCATCAAATCACGGGTCTTCTTGGTGATGTCATCAACCTCTTTAGCCAGCCTCTCCAGAGCAGCCTTTCTGGGCGCAGGCAAGGACTTCATGTAGTCATCTGCTTGCTGATCGGTCATGCCTGCATTGGCGGCAGGATCAGGATTGATGGAGCGGATGTAGTCATTCGCCTCTTTGGCATGACGAGCCAAAAGGTATTGATCCATCTCATCCAAAGAGACCTGAGCAGAATCCATCTTCCGGAGCAAAGGCTGAAGCTCTACATCCGTAAATTGCTTGACCCGGGCAGCGGATCTGCCGTGGAACAACTCTTCCTTGAGGTAAGCATTCCAACGATCAGAGATGTCCCTGCCAGTCTGTCGAATGCCCTCAATAACCCGCTTGAGATCGATCTGCTTGTCTTGCAACAGGTAGATCAGGTTGTCTCGGGTGGCAGTCGGCTCCACATCAAACGCACCTTGAGGGATGTTTTGTGCCGACTCAATGTCCACAGGCTGGACCGTCCGCAGAGAATACTGAGGTTTCTTCAGGGTCAACTTACCACGAGGCTCCCGAGGCGTTTCAACGGTTTGCGCCGCTGATTCCAAGATATTGCTCGGCGTGTAAACGCGCTTTGTTTGCACGGGAACTGGCTTACGACCAACCCGCTCACCTTCAGCAATCACCTCAATACCACGCAAGGGGGTCAAGAACTCTGCCACCTTCGGAGCACGACCCACCCACACAGGATTGCCGTAGCGGCGGCTGGGGTTCTCCTGTGTGTACATCGTAACGATGGACATCTCATCCTTGCCGGGGGATACCACAAGGGAGTTCTTGCCGTCATACAGGATGAACTTGTTGCCATCCTTGTAGATGGCGTTGTAGTTCTGTGCAGTGCGCTGGGCAGTCCGGGCAATCTTTTCCAGCAGTTCTTCTGCACCTCCGGGCATCCTCTTGGGATCATTGAGCACCCGATTGAGAATGTGGTTGGCTCCAAAAGAGACAGGCTTTGAGAGCTTCTCATTGTCCCGCTCTGGTATGAGATCGTTGTGCATACCGATCAGCATACGGATGGGCTTGCCGTTTACACGCTCTGGCATGACGCCCATGCTGCCATCAGGATTGCCACCCTCGGTCGGAACGATGGGCGAATCAGGATCGAGGTTCTTCAGAGAGACGGCATAGCGGATGTCGTTGTTGTCACGGGCGAATGTGCCGATGTTCCCGATGGCAGACTTGACTTGATTGGGTTCGTATACAGCAAGATTCTTCAGCCCACCTTCCATCACATAGAAGCCATCGTGCCCGAGAGATTTGATGGCATCCTGAACTCGCTCTGCTTCAATGGTTTTCCAACTACCGGACTCAAGAAATTCTGCATTCCTGTCGCCATACTTTTGCTCTGTCGGCTTTAGAAAGCGGTTGTATTTTGGCTCGTTGAGTTTTTGAACCAGCGCCTGAATTTGTTCAGCGTCCTCAAAATCAAACGGGTTCTCAGCGCGGACAAACACCGGCATGATGTTTTGACCCGTCTCCATGTAGGGCTGCATGAACTGTGCGATTTGTGGGTCGATGCCGTATCGATTCATGTTCCCACCAGTCATTGCAGTCTGGTAGGCGAACTTGGCATCGGCTGGAGTGATTAGACCGTTCTGCCTTGCAAGACGCAGTGCGCTCTTGATGACCTTGTCTTTGTCTTGATCTGGCAGTTCGTTGAAACGCTCGCGGACGATGTAGTCCATCGACATATCAGCGAAGCCTTCAGCAAAGCGAGGGCGATCAGTCACAAAGATGGCATTGGCTTGCTTCGGACGGAACTCGGTGATGTCACGGGCAGTGCCGTGGTACATGACCTTGGGCTTGCCTTCATCATCTACTATCGTGGATTTGCCGAACCACTTTTTAAACTCAGGGGCTTGGGTCTGACGCAGAGCGTACCGAATATCAGGGCTTGTGACATCAAAGGTGCCAATGTTGCCGATAGCAGATTTAATCTGCTCTGGTTCAAATGCAACCCAATCCCTACCATCTTTCATCCCATCGTAACCACCCGCTTTAATTACACGAGTCATTGCGGCAGTTGGGAAGTCTATGTTTGGAAACCTTCCTTCTTTAAAAACATCAACTTTTTCTTGAATCCAATCATCTCCAAGCCTAGGATTGTCGGCGCGAAGTTCTTTTTCAAACTCCTTTGCCATTACTGAGTTATGCGGATTTTTCCCATATATATATGGTTTTTTTATGCTTAGGTAAACAGGGATAATCTGAGACCCTTCTTCTTCCCCGGCATATATATTGGCATCCTCAATATCGTGTGTAAAGTAATAGCCATCAGGGTTGCCGACCCTATTTACCTTTTTTGATGGTTTGAATATATTACCTTCAAAATTTTTTGTTGCGTGATAAACAACTTGCGGTTTACTATCTTCATCAACAACCTTGCTATCACCAAACCAGCGTTTAAATTCAGGGGTGTCGGTTTGACGCAGAGCGTACCGACGATCACCGATCTGGACCGATTCCTCTACCGGCTTTTGACGAATCTGATCCCGAGTGCCACGGTACTCCACAGGCACATCATTGTTGAGGACCACCATCATGCCCATGCTGGGCACTGCGTATCCGTCATAGCCAGCATCGACAACACCGGACTCAAAGTTGTTGGGGTCGCCCATTGCCTCCCGGTTGATCCTGCTCATCTCAGGACCGGGTCCAAGCATATTGTTTAAACGCTGGATGTAGACATGACCGCCCAGCCCTGCCTCGGGGATAGGCATAACCCCGTTCTCGCGGGGGATGTAGAAATAGACTCTGTTTTTGATCCGAGGATCGGCGTATTGCAGACGCTTGGCTTCTGCCCCTCGGATGCCTGAGCCGTACCTTCTGCCAAACAGGGTGGGGATATCTGCGGTGTTGCTGTAATGCACACCGTCAAAGGTCATTGCTCCCGGCTGTCGTTCTCCGAGACTGATTCCATCGCCTTCAGTGCTGGGTCGAACGACAGGCTCTGTAGATTTAAGGGAGAACTTTGGGTCTCGTCCGGTATCAGCGACTGCATCTCTTGCTCGCTCGGTGAAGGACTCACGGATATTGTCAAGCCTTCCTTGTAGATCGGGTCGCTGGGGTCCGCGAGAGTAAATCCCTTGGACAATACCAGTTCCAACAGGGTCTGATTTCCAGTCATGGTATGGGTACTCCGATTCTGCGCCAAAGCCTGTGACTTCTTCTAGCTTGGCTATGTTTTCGATCTGTGGGCGAAGTTCACTCAATCCATTGACGAACTCAGTATCGCTGGTCAGGAAAGGTTGCCCATCCTCCCCACGGAAGTTGATCAATACGATCTCGTTGCCGCGCACTCGCGTGAAGCCAGCATCAGCGCCAAACTTCCCATTCAGGAGATTGAGTATCTTTCTTTGCTGCGCTGGTGTCAAAGCCTTGGTGTCAAAACGCAACCTGAACCCAAGCTGCCCCGTATCCACCAAAGCAGGATCAGCCCGGAAGAACGGTGTTGCATCTTGTTTAAACACATACGACATGGCGTTTGCCAAGTCCAACGCTTCTTTCTTGAGCAAGTCCGGATCAGGATTGACAAGCTGAACAATCAAGTTGGGGTTGACTTTGGATTGATAAGCGCCCGATCCGACGGTCACCCGTACCTTGCTGGTAAGGTTCAGAGCCTCTGCAATGTTGGGGATGAAGTTCTGCTTGGCGATGGTCTTGGTCAGCTTGTCCTTGGCATCAAACTCAATCTCTTCCACCTGAGACATCTCAGACTGGACAGAAGGGATGACTTCCCCGGTGATGGTTTGAACACGATTGCGGATGCTCGATGAAAGCTCCTTCATCGCATTGGTTACCGGCAAAGCAGAAACCTTTGCCTTCATCAGATGGGAGTAGTCAGCAGCAGCACGCTCAAAAGCAAACTGTCTCAACTCCAGATCATTGAGATCCTTTTTCCAGCCTTTCTTACGATACTCCTCAAAGATCGTCTTGGCTTTTTGCGTGACCCACGATGCAGCCTGAACCTGTCTGGCTGGAACATTGAGTTTGGAGGCAAGCAGACGCACCATGTTCTCTGCCAGTTCATACTGGGCATCGGTAGGAGCGTCTTTGTCAAACAGCATACGGGTCATGTGCAGGTCAATCGTGGACCTGCCTGAGTCCTTGCCGTCCATAGCCTCCATCAGACTGGTGTAAAAAGTATTAGTCTTGCGACCATCCCAATCTTCACCAAAGTTCAACAGAGCCTCAATCTTCTTGTTCTCGTTTTCGGTTCCGACCTTGATGGGCTTGCCCTGTGCAAACTGGGTCCATGCCTTGGTTGTCTTAGTGAAGTTAGCAGCCACCTCGGTCTTGGCAGAGGTGATCGCAATGATCTGGAAGAATTTCTCTGCCAGTATGGGGTCACCATTGAATGCGTCAAGCACTGCCTTGGCAGACTGCTCGTACCATTTCCTGCCCTTTAGACCTTGGGCGGTGTAACTCTGGAGCTTCTCGACTGCCTGACGGACATTATCTAGCGTCTCACCCGACTTCATGCCGACGATCCTGTCCCCAATCTTTTTGATCAGGGCTTCAAGTTCGTCTTCTTGAAACTTTGCTTTCTCTACCGTTAACGGAGTCAGGTCGGAAGTCTTTTCAAACTTCTTGCTTTTCCGGGCGTATTTAGGCAACTGACCTTCCGGAGTGCCGATCTGGCTAATCAATGCGTCACGCTGGCTTTGCAGTTGTGCAATCTCAGCCATCAAACGCCGGTCTTCAGCCACCTGTTCCAATGTGAACTCGGGGGCGCTTTCCATAGCCCTAATTCGAGATTTGATCTCTGCTTCTAAACGGTCTACATCGTTCCAGCGCGGGTCGCGTTCTGCCTCTCGGCGAGCCGGTTCTGGACGCGCTTCGCCGCCCGGACGGATCGTTGTGCGACCCACCGTAGCGGGTTTTAAGCCACCAGCCTCAACGGTCTGAAAGACATCCTCTGCGGTTTGGAATCCAAGTCCCCTCATGCCGTTGCCAAAGGCTTGCATGAATTGCTTGATCTTGTTGAACAACGCCCCAATCAGACCGGCAGGAGCCTTGGTCTGGTCAAAATCAGAGAAGGCATCCGAGATGGCTTCCTCAAGCATTTCGTCTTGAGTCAGACCCATGCCCTTGTAGCGATTGGCAATGTCGTACTTGCTCATCCATTCAGAGCGAGCACGATCCTCAAGAGTCTTCCATTGCTGCGGTGTAAACGCTCCAAGCTCCTTCAGGGCATGGATACCCTCATGCCGCAAAGTACGCATGGGGTTGTCTGCATCCATCGCAATAGCGATAAGTCTTTGCAGGTAGTAGCCATCTGCGCTCTTGCCATCTTTGGTTTTGATGGTACGCATGATGTTTAAACGCAGATCCTTGAGACCCAGCCTGTCCATCAGGGGGCGCAGCTTCTTCTCCAGTTCTGCCGCAGCCTTCTGGAACTCTGGTGTAAACACACCGGCTGCTGCCAGACGAGCCTCTGCCTCTGCCCGGGTTCCGGTGATCTCCACACCAAAGCCAGCCGGTTCTTCACCCCTGCGGCGACGAAGCTCTGCCTCTGCCATCTTGCCCAGCCGCTTGGGCATCAGCCCTTTTTGGGACGGAGCCAGCTTGACAATGTTTTGCAGCGTTTCATCAGGAAGACGGGCAATTGCAGCTTCCTCTGCCGCCTGCTGATTGGGAAAGGTGGCGACTGGCTGGTTCTGTTCAAACAGGGTAAAGCCCGTGCGGGTGACCGGCTTTTGTCCTTTGGCAGCAATTTCCAAAGGAGCGGTGTAGGACTGCACCTTCGCCTTGAGGGCATCAATCTCATTCTGAAGACGCTTGTTCTGAGCTGCTACACCAGCGGCTATCTTTTTGTACTCAAGCGTATTGGCTTTGCCATCGGCTTCCATGCTTTCGAGCTTGCGCTGGCTCTTTTGCATGAGTTCATTCTTCTTGGCAATCTCACCCAGATAGCCGTTGGCTTTCTGCGCCCTGAGTTGCTGAAGACGATCTGCCTTGGCATCAGCCTCCTCTTGGGTAGCTGCGGTCTGGAGGACGGCATCTGGGCTGCGGATTTCAAATCCAGCAGGAGCCACCCCCTCCTTGAAGGTTCCTTGCCTGATGTCCGGACCGCCCGGGAGTTGGGTGGCTTTGCCCGGAAGGGCAATGTCCTGATGGGTGCGCTCCCTGACCTCCAAACCAAGCCTCTGTGCGGCTTTTTCAGCCGCCTCACGGCTCGTATAGCGTCTGGCAGGGGGTGAGGTAGGGTCACCCGGAATTACAAGCTCATAGACCGTTCTATTGACCGTGGTGTAGTCCCCGGAACGGATGGCGGTCTGGAGGAGAGACTCCGCATCCCGGTCAGTCTCAAGCCCTGTGTACTGCTTGATGGATTCAATAGCCTGATCCCGAGACATCATGTTGTTCTTGGGAATCTCAGATGCCAAGCCGGTCATGGCTTTGTTGTACTGATCCTCGCTAAAGCGAGTGGCGTTCGTGCCCGGGGGCAGAATCTGCGTGGCTTCAGCAGGCGACAGACCATCGATGGCTTTAAACGCAGAGAACAACTGCGGTTGGCTCATAGTCGTCAAATCTTCTGAGCCAGTGGTCCGGCGCAGGAAATCCAAGAACCCTACCGTCGAGGTATCAACCTTCTTCTCCTGTGCAATGTTCAGGACATCTTGGGAAGACAACTGAGTCCGTCCGTCATAGCCGGTCTTGAAGGCAAGGATGCGGTCCAGTTCCTGCTGCGGAGCGCCAGCATCAGCCAAGTCCTCAATCGAGAACTGATTCAGGGGCTTCTTGCCTTCCTGCTTGCGTACATCGTTGATGTACTTTAGATGCTCTGGGCTGAGTTCTTCAGATTTCACAAACCCTACGGGGTTCATCAGAGGATCTACTCTCTCCTCTGTTTCAATCTTCGGAGCAGGAGCAGGCAAGCCAAGAAGAGGAGTCTCAACCCCCAAATTCCTACGGGTCTCGGCAAACTGTCTTTCCTGCTCTAGTCTGGCTTTTTCTGCATCAGCAGCAGCTTGTCTCTGGCGCTCTTGTTCTTTGAGTTGTTCATACGCCTGAGTTCTCCTACCCCGGGTAGCCAACTCCAAAGCGCCCTGAGCGATTGTGCCGACCGTTGCACCCAACGCAGCATCACCCAAAGCCGACTGTCCAATGGGCAGATTGGGGTCATAAACACCCCGCTGGATCAAATCCTGAAGGATAGTGGCAGTGCCCTCCTGAACACCCTCAATGCCTCCAGTGATAGCCATGCGCTGAACACTGTTGGCAAGACCCGGAGCAATCCGAGCAGCATCATCGGGCTTGATGCCACGAAACAACGCCCTCAGAGGTCCAGCCAGACGCTCAACCGGGGCAAGCTCAGTCAAGCCAACACCAGCACCACCCGTCTGAGCAAGAAGCTGTTGCTGGGCAGAAACATCTTTACCCTCAAGCCTTGCTTGTTCTGTTCTGGCACGAGCCTCCTCAGAACCAAGACCCATTGACTGTGCCCCCAAGGTCAACGCTTTGATGCCTCCCTTGAGCAAAGCACCGGGAATAAAGGATGCCAGAGATCCAAGACCACCAGCTACTTGGGTAATCGCTCCTTCATCTTTGGGAGCCAGATAGGTCTGAGCCTGACTTAACCCCCTGCCGAAGGCAGTCTGCTCAAAGGGAGCAAGTTCTGCTCCAGCAGCCCTAGCTCCGGTATATCCAAGAGACGCAATACCAGAGAGGGGGTCAACCGTGATGCCACGGGTAAAACCCTTGATGATTTCCCCGGGCGCTCCAATCAGTTGCTGAACAATGCCCGGAGGAGCCGGGAATGCATCAGGCATCTTCCGCCTGATATTGTCAAGGGCTTGACTTCTGGGTACATCATCGGGAATGCCGTTGACAACAAATCCGTTCGGCAGCGTCAAAGAGTAAGGCATTTTTTACTTTGAACCTATTAGGTCTGCATAAGAAGCGCTGGTCGGATCGGGAGGACCAACTGAAATGGCACCTGTTGATCTCATAGAAGCAATAGCTCGCTGGATATTCTCTTCTGTGATGGGGAGGTTACGCTTTTTCAGCGCAGCTTCAGCAATGCCTCTTAGAGCCAGAATATCCTCTGCCGTCATTGGTTTGGCGGCAGGTTTTTTACCGCCAGCCCGTAAGTAATCTTGATATGCCTTAGAAGATCCAGCAGCAGCAGTCTGTGCGGCTGCTTGAGCCTGTGCCAATGCTATCTCTCCGGGCAGTTTCTGCATAGCCATTTGTGCACGCACAGCGTCCAAACCGGCTGCGTGTTCCGCTCTCTTGCCTTCTTGTTCCAACCGGAGTCTGTTCAATTCAGAATCACGAGCGCGAGCCAACATCGCACTGTTGGTATTGGCAAGATCCATTGCTCGCTGATACCTTGATATGGCATCTTGCTGCGCCTTGTCACCAGCAGCCACCTTGTTCTGGTCGTACAGAGATTGAGCATTGGCGAAGGACACCCGAGATTGCAGAAGATTTCTTTCAGACTCCCGAATATCTTTCAAGCCTTGCCGGTAAGCGTTTAAACCAGTAGTGCCAGCTTCGCCCGCAGCCTGCAAGAAGCGGGGCGACTTGGAACCCATGATGCCAAGACCCGTCTGGATCAGGGCTTCATTGATATTGGAGCCACGCCGACCAGCCAAGTCTTGCTGTTGTTTGGCAATGTCTTGCTCCAAGAAACCCAGCCTGAACGGGGCTTCTGTTTGATAGCGGTTTATGCCCTTAGCGCGTTCTGCCGCCAACTCGTCTAAAGTGGGTTCTCTTAGATTCAAACGCGCATCGGTTGCTTTTGCCAAAGCCGCGTCATACAAAGTGTTAGTAGAACCAGCTTGGAAGAGCGCTGGCATGGTTAAAGGGGGAGTAACAGTTGCGGCAGGAGCGGCAGGTGGCGCTGGTCGACGTGCAGCAGGTGCAGGTGCAGGTGCAGGTGCAGGAGCACGAGCGGGAGCGGCAGGTGCAGTCCCCACCGTCGTAGGAGAGGTCAAAGCCTGTTGAGCCGCCAACAATTCATTCTGAGCGGCTTGGAAACCTGCGGGGTCTTGTTGGCGCTGACGCAAACCAAAAGTCCGTAGACGGTCTTGTGCAGCGTTTACACGCTCTTGGAGAGCGGCATTGAGTACTCGTTGCTCATCAACACTAGCAGCGCCCATGTTGAGGTAATCCTCTTGGAAACCTCGACCCAAAGCACCAGCTGGACCCAAGCGTTCTTGAGAATTTTGTTGAACAGGATTTCTATTGCGAAAAGAATTAACTATCTCAGAACCTCCCAACACGGCAGCGGTCAACGCTCCTGTCAAACCAAAAAATGGACTTGGAGACGCAGTTGGGAAAACAGTAAGAATGCGGCGTTTTTGCTCGGTGGTAAGTGGAGTTTCTACCAAACCTTCGTTTTGAAATCTCGGAATATCCCCGCCTTGTTTAAACGCAACCATGCCCCCTGCCGCCATGCGTTGGGGTTCCATGCCTTGAGGTTGTGCTCCCATAATATCTTGAGCAGCTAAAGCCTGAGAGGCTTCTGGCATTGCCATGATTCCTGAAGGAGCGTTTGATACTAGTCGAGGAGGAGCCATTTGCTGCTGGGTTGCAGCCATAGCTCTTATCATGTCTTCCCGGCTGGGTTGTGCCAAATCTTGCGCTACGGTCGTGGTCGGAGACTGCTTGTTTGCCTGATCACGCATACGCTTGCGCCGAGACAGTTCTGTCACCACCAAATAGGAAGGATACGCCCCGCTAGGGGCTTGCACTTCCTTCATCAGCAACTGATCAGGAACATCCTTGAGTTGCTCAGAAAGTTCAATGAGATTCATACCTGTCCCTTAACTCTTCATGAACTCACGGTAGATACCAAGACCCAACAGACCCGGACCCACAATCTGCGACAGACCACTTGGAGGCTGTTCGTACACCGTCTTGCCACCAGTCCCCGCAAGGTTTGCAGAGCCACGCAGCAGGTCTGACATGAAGCCAAGCTGTTTATACGGGTACTGCTGCTGGGCAAGGAAGTCCTGATACGCCATGTCCAAGGCTTTCTGACGCTCTCCAGACTCCAGAGATCCAAACGCCTCTTGAGCTTTTGCCAGATCAAGCTCTGCTTGCTGCTGCGCGGTGCCCAGTTGACCCAGAGCCTGAGCGCCCTGAATACCAAGACCAGCCCCACGCAGACCAGCTTCAGTGCCAAACTGCATATTCCTCAAGGCTTGCTCATAAGCAGACTGAGTGCCCTTGGCTTGAATATCTGCCAGTTGACCGCCCAAGGCTCGTTCTCTTTCGGTGGTTGCCAGCAATTGCCGAGCACCGCCGTAGGTGCCTTGGCGAGCAGCGCCCAGATTGGCTCCCAGTTGAGCCTTTTGTGCGTCCCGAATAGCAGCGGCTTTCTGCAACTCCACCACATTCTGCATATAAGGGGACATGAAGGCTTGGGTGACATTCGGATCAGTGACCCCTTTGAAATACCTATCTCCTGCCCCCAGAGCGCCTATGCCGCCCGCGCCAGCCATGCCGGTGGCAACATCAAACTGACCGGGAGCCTCCATGCCTGCTACATCAGAGCGAGCCTGCAACTGTGTTTGACTGGGACCGGCAATCCTCTCCCCGCCGTAGGTCTGGTATGGGGTTTCGGTCAAGGCTTCGGTCTTACCCAGTAGCCTTTCCATGTATGGCTGGGCGTACTCAGGGATGGTCACTGTAGAGGTCTGGGTGGGCTGCGCTGGCGCAGAGCCACCGCCACCATAGATACGCCCTCCGGGCTTGAGACGAGTGACAGATTCACCCAGCGGTTCGCCAAGAGCTTCCAGTTGTCTGCGCGAGTAGTTCATTTTGACCTCTACAAGATTTTGGTGAACAGCTTGTCTGTCCACTTGTACCCCAAGTATTCAAAGAGTTTGGCATGATCCAGATGGACCTTTGTGTGCATGATGATTCTTTGCACCCCAATACCCTTTAATACCTGCTCTGCATACTGAAACAATCTAATCCCAATCCTTCCCTTGCGATATTCTTTTCGGATGAAATAAATATCCTCAAAAGCAGTCTTGCAAGTGCGGTAATGCAGATGGGGCTGAATGATGAATATGGCATATCCAATCACTTCCTCATCTGCTTTGACCGTTATACACCTCAACATTCCTGCCTGAGCCAGCCTTTTATATGCATCATAGTCCGGAGCAAGCGGGAAATCCTTTGTTACACACAGTTCCTCATAATGCAGAGGAAACAATCTTTCCAGTTCCTCAATAAACGCAAACGGATCACAGTCTGCGTAAACGAGGGTCGTCATACTGGCATCATTTTTTTCGGATTCACAGCAGGAGCCTGCTTCTTCTTACCGGTTCTCTGGCGGCGAACACGATCCATCATGGCATACAACTGCTTTGCTCCTGCCTTGCTTGAACCATTACCCAGATGGCTCACCACATCAGCCGGTATCACAAATTCTCCATCTGCCAGACGAGCAGGCTGACGGTCATTGATGGTGGCAGGAATAGAGTCGCTCATCCCATCGCCACCGCCCGAAAGGAACCGGGGGATATTACTCAGACCGCCACCGGCAAAGTTCTGCTGGGCAGACTCATACAAGCCTTTGCCGCTTCTGTAATCGGCAAACTTGTACGGCTCTTCCATGCGATTAATATTCTTGCGAATTTCTTTGGCTTGACCGCCTTTGGCGTAGAAGCCGCCAGAGCCATCGCCTTCACCGCCATAACCGCCGGAGCCGTATCCCAAACCATCGCCAGCAGCAGCACCCGCAGCGGCACCAGCAGCACCAGCAGCGGCATCTGCGTTGGCTGCATACCCCTCTTGAGCAGCAGCAGTTACGGCATCAGCGTGCGCATTCATGGCTTGCCCAGCGGCAGCGTTCATGGAGGCTTGAGCTTCCATTTCACTAAAAGCCTTTACGCCAGCGTCAACTAGTGAATTGCCAAGCAGATTCGCAAGCATCCCTCCAGGTGCAAAACCACCCCTCCCATAACTTTGCAACGCTTGTCCAACTGCTATTTGACTAGCCGGGTTTGGATTCATAGACGGACCGCTAATGTCGCCTATACCACCACCGCCCATGTCAAACAACTGAGGTAACGACGGCAGCGATTTTTTTTGTTGTGTTGCACTATATGACTCAGAAGATTCAGCCCTGGGCATGGGGATGCCGTAGTTGCGTTCCCGGTAACTGATAGGTTGGTTGGCAATACCAATCACGGGGCTGGGCTGGGATGGAGCAAAGGCGGGAACTTGCAACTGGGGCAGACCCGCCATACCTTGAACCCGGGCAATAGACTCATAGACCTTTGCCACCTCCGGAGATACCGTAGGAACGGGGTTTGATCCAACCTCCTGTCCATCGGTGGTATTACCTCCTTCTGCAAAAGCAATGATCCCGCCCTGCGCTGCACGATAAGGGGTTCCTGCGGTGTAACGATAGCGCAGACGCTCTTGCTCAATTCCAGAAGGAGAAGCCGGAAGACCTGAGAGATTCTCCACATCCAGCGAGTATGGGCGAATGAAGGCATCTTGCCGTGATAGTTTTTCCTGCTCTGGAGTTCCAAACAGCACAGGAGCGGCACCCATTGCCAAGTTCATCTTGTTGTTGCCGGCAAAGTCCATAAAGGCTTTCGGAGAACTGAAGACTTGCTTGCCACCTTCTACAACGCGACCAAAGCGTTCATCCATCGTTGGGGTTTTGGGTAGCGTATTGACATCGATGACTTGCGTGGACGGTCTCAGGCTACCGATGTGATCGGCGGCAGCATCAGCAACAGGAGTGGTGAAGCCATAGTTTATGCTGCCTGCGGCAGTTTCCAGCGACGGCAAAGCCATTGCCTTTGCGTTTAAACCAACCTGCGGCATGAACGTGCTGTTCACCAATTGACCCGGAGCCGCATTGCTGATGGCGGCGGTCGGGATGGTAATACCGCTACCCGCGCCAGCCATTGCGCCCGGAGCGCCAACAACGGCATTTGCAGGGAGCGCAGCAGAGGCAGCAGGGGCTGCAAGGTTTGCCATTGACCCAGCCATTCCAGCGCCTCCAGCGGCTCCTAGACCCATCATGAGACCCTCTCTGAGGCTCCCGGTAGCCAAGGCTCCCAAGCCGCCCGCGATCATGCCTGCCTGCAAGGCGCTCAGACCCATGCCAGCCGGACCCAGAGCCATACCCGCCACCATAGGCAGGAGATTTCTCAGACTGAAGGCTTCGGGTAAACCCGTACTGGGGTTGATGGTCAGACTCGTGCCGTTGTTTCGGGCGAGCGCCTGAAGTCCACCCACCTCTTGCGGGGACATATGAACCAGCACTGAGTCGCCATAGCGACCCTGACTGGCTAGGGTTTGAGCAGCTTGGTTCATGTTGACATTATCCTTGCTCGCGTTTAAACGTCAATCGGTTAGGTCGTAGTAAGACATCGATCCAATGATGTCGTCGGTGCCTGAAATAGTCCTTGCAGCCAGCGTAAAAATGTCGCTCACACCAGCAATACTCGCGCCCAGTTGATTGTCAAAGTTGTACTCCACATCTCCGGTAGCAGTGCCGCTGCCTTGATTGGAGCCTGCGGTGTAGTTCAAATCCACAATCGTCCCGCCGGTCAGGGCGGTAGCGGTAACATCCTTTTCGACATTAGTAGAGTTGCTTGTGAATGATGCGCCAGTCAAGATGGGGTTTTTGATCAAAGCCAGTTCATAGTCTAGCGTTGATCCAATCGGGATTGCATGAAAGATTGAGGGGATTACCACCGCCCCAAGGTTGGCGCTCTTCAGTCTGATCGACACAATCGGCACGAAGGATGTAGTCACCCCGGTCAGAGTAGTGGTGCGTCTAGCCCAAGTTAAAGAAGACTTTTGTTCATACCCGCCTTCAGAGATTACCGAGGAGCAAATTTGCGTAAGTGTTGACGCAGAAGCAGTTACTCCTGTGTTCTCAATCTCATACCTGATTGGCAGGATAGCGGTGGTCATGTAGACCTTGTCGATATCGTTGGCATTGTTGAAAGTATGGCACACATAAAACTTGCCATCGATCACAAACCCACAACGGACAGAGCCAACACCCAACCATTCAAAGTCCATATAAAGAATCTGAGCCTTGGTTGGATCTAGCGTGATACCGGAAGCTCCAGTGCCATCGAGCTTGTCTCCGTTCCAATCTGCCTGATTGACAGTCCGGGCATCACTGGGAGTGCCGGATGTATTGGTTCGCAGGACAAAAGACTTGGTCGTGCCATTAAATTGGAAAAACACGCCGTTGTCAGTATTGAAGTAACCCACCCTCTGGCGCAGGTTTTCTTTGCCAGAATTCATCACAAAGGTGGCAAGTACCATCAGGCTCTTCCCCGGTTGATACGGGAATACCCTAAAACTCTGCCTTACCGCTTTGCTGCCTGATGCGGTGGTGACAGCCAAGTCCACGCTGGACTCATTGGCGACATAGGTCGCCGTGCCGCTGGTGACCAGTTCCTCGCTGAACTGCGGGTCTTTTTGGTAGCGGTTCTGGCTGTCGAAAAGCGTATAAGGCTGGGCAGTACGGAGCCTTCCAAACGCATCTAGCGATGTTGCGGAGAAGGGGTCCATAAAGTCATTTACCTCGTTTGTCAGAGAGTTTAAATAGTCATCCAACAGGTTGAAATACAGACGCAAAGCGCGGATAAAGTCGGTCTGCTCGACTTGGTCGTATTCCCTTTTGGGTATAGGAAGGGCTGGTGCGCTGAACTTCTTGATGATCACCGTTTGCCATCCTTGCGTCCATCCAATCTAGGAAGACCCATCTGCCACATAACGCCCAAACCATCGGAGTAAATTTTCATTCCCATCTGACGAGCGCGAGCGCGGATAAAAATCTGCTCCGTATATTGCTCAACCGGCACGGTAGTGGACAACTCCACCAAGGGCTGATTGGCGCTGATGTAGTTCGATCCTGGGAAGTTTCTGGGCTTGACCGTCAGCAATACTTGCGGATTAGCAGCAGTTGATCCAGAAAAATTGATATCAGGAATCATCCTCTTGATCAACAAGAAATCATCCCCGTCAGCAATGTCAAAGTCAGAAGTGATGATGTAGGAGGTCATAGACGCACCATCAGCATCTACACCCAACTCATGGTTGTAGAGATACTGACCATTGATGGCTTGAGGATAAGCCCTCAGAGGCGAATCCAGCCATGCAGTGCGTTCCAGAGTTCCGTAGTACCAAATCTGCTCTGCGTAGTTGTAGATCACATAGCTATCTGGAACGATGGAGTTGCCGGTGGGATAGATCCACCAGACCTCATTCCAGCGTTCATTGGTCCCAGAGATGATCTGATCCTTCTGCTCGTAGTTCAGATTATTAAAGACCAAGTTTCTGAGCGTACAAGGCAAGGTCTCGACCCGACCAGAGTACATATAGAACTTGTCCAAGCCCATCCAGTACACCACATTGTTTGCCACTGAGATAGACCGAGGGCTGGCAATAGAAATGTTATCTGCCATCTCTTGGAAAGCAAAGACATCCGTAGTGCCCGTAAACTGCATGGAATACATGGTGGAGTCTGTAAGGATCAGAATCTCCTGCCGAGTCGCAATTGCACGAACAATCTTTGAGCCGCGAGAAACCCTGTAAAAGCCAGCAGAGTTGGTTGGACTTGGAGTCCAGTTCAGAGGCTCACCCTGATCTGCCCAGCGAATCAGCATGGGGTCAAAGGTTGCAGAGCCAAATTGTGTCGCCCCAAAAGCGCACAGATGCCGGTCATTCTGCGAGACCATTAACTGCATCACTTGAGCGGGGACATTAGCTCCCGTAAAGCCAGCATTCGTTGCTGCGGTAGATATTGGTATAGCACGAACGGTAAAGGTAGCTTCATACGCCCAGTAGTAGGGCGTACCGTTTCTGATGTTCATGACCGAGTCATTGTCGAAATTGTCGTACCACCAATCCCTCTGCTCAATCACCAAAGGAGTCACGGTGCCCGTGCCCCATCCCAGACGACCCCAAGCACCAGCACTCCATCCATATCCATACAGAGTGATGTCATTGCCGGGGATGATGGGAAAGACCGCCGTGATGCCGGTGCCGCCCTGATTGCTGACCGTGCTGGTCGCTGCGGTTGTTGTCTCAATCTGAAAGTTGTTGGCATTTACTAGTGCATAGACCTGAAACTCTGCATTGAATTCTGATTGCGGGATGCCTCCAATCGGACCCACAACACCAGAAAAGGTCACAAATTGATTCGTTGCGGTTACGCCGTGCCCGACAATGTTGACATTGACAATCCTTGACCCATTGGTGGTGTCAAAGCAGTTGTCTGTTGCAGGCGATGTAAATGTGGCGCGAGCGGGGGTCAGGTCTTGTAGGTTCCCCCCTACCTCCGCATACAGATGATTGGTAGTCCCAATCCACAAGACATTGTCATTGTTGCTTGTGATGTAATTGAACATCTGCCGACAGATGCCCTTGATCGAGACCGTAGGTTCACTCTGCCATCCACCGAGCTTCTGTGGATAACCAGAAAGGAACCGGATCTTCTCAGACTCGTAGTAACCGCCCTCATTGGCGTAGTTAGTCGTGTCCCGATTGACCCCCGGCTTGATTTTGACCTTGGTAAATGCCATGTTTAAACATCACGCTATGTGTTTGCTCTCAGCCTCAATACCATCCAACCGGCGCATCCAGCCCTTGCCGAATGTGGCAAAGGTGTTCAGGCTCTTGTAGTGAGCCTCGCGCAGGTTGCAGAACGCCTCAATCAGTTCGTCAGCGGGCATTTTGGTTACAGCCTCCATCGTTTTGGGACCAATTGCACCATCGGCTGTTACTCCAACAGCTTGCTGAAGAAATTTAGCAGCCCGACCGACACCAGCATTAACAGCACAATCAAAAACACACAGATCAACGCCAGAAGGAAGGTCATCGCCGCGCACAGCATCCCAATACTTTTTCTTGTACAGAGGAGACACCATCCCAACGGTGAGTCCACGCATATCAGCCTCGGTGACGGGATGTCCGACCCATTCTTCCCAGACACGCTGCGTCACTCCTAGATTTGTTCTGCCGCCCGGATCGGCAGGATGGTTGACATACCCACCCTCCCATTTGAGGATGTGCTTAATCGCCTCATCCCAGTTGTGCTTCATTTCTTTGCCAGCAGATCGGTTTTCTGTGCAGAGCCAGCGGACGAACCAAAGTAATACGCCATGATCCCGGTCCATGCGGTGCCGAGCGAACCCAGCATCATGGTGAGCGCCGTGTTATCTGCCACGGACATCTTGCCAAACATCATCCCACCGAGGATTGCAAAAAAGCCAATCGTCACTGCGGCAGCTAAAAGAGGCGGCACCCATGAACGGGTAGTGGCTTGCATCTCACGGGCGCTCTTGCGATCATCGACCGCCAGCTTCTCAAAGTTCAGTCCAAGCTCCTGCGCCTGTTTCTGAAGCTCGATTTCAGCAATCTTGATCTGGGCTACATGCTCGGCGGTCAGCTTGTTGCTAGAGATTAAATCCCCAACCTTTTCTTCATCGACGCCAATAGCCTTGGAGATAGCAGACACAGCCATGCCAGCCAGAGGACCGCCAAGAGCGGTGGCGATTGTCGGTGCAATTTGTTTGAGCCAATCCATATTAAGGCATCAAGGCTTTGAGTTGGTCAGGGGTCTGTGCAGCGTCCATCTGAACCTGTAGAGCAGCGTACTTTTCCCGAATCTTCTGGCGCTCTTCTTCAGCCCCAGAGACTTGACCCGGAATCTGCTTGGCAATGGCGTTGTCAAACGGCTCAAACTCAGCAGCACGGGCAGCACGCCGAGCGTTATGGGCAATTTCTTTTGCCTTGGTCATGTTGATGGTGATCATGCTGACACCTCCGAAAAATCAGCGGTCCACGCCGCCCGGAAAGTTCTATCTGACGGAATGTCAGAGACATCCACGATCTTAAAAGGCTTACCCGCCGGTACGTCCTTGGCTGCGATTTCTTCAATCGTCAAGCCGCACTCGGTGGCTGGAACAATGACGGACACGCCGCCTTCGTCGTTGGGGTATATCACTCGTGAGTTCATGGTTGTCCTTTAGCGGAAGATGGCGGCGTTGGCTTGCCCAATATCAACAGCACCCGGAATATTGGGGTTATCGAAATAAATACGAATTGCTGATGTTGTTGGGCTTACCCCCTCTTTGGGGGCAATACCAACGACTCGTCCAAGAGAGTTACCCCCACCGCCGGTTACAAGACAAGCGTAGTTTGTATCCGGCATCGCCGTCGTAAAGTTCACCGTATAGTCGCCCGTCCCGTTGTCCGTAATCGACGTCACATTCCCACTCGCACGAATCGCCACAACCCCCGTGCCGTTGAAGTTGACCCACGCACGGCAGCCAAAAGCAGTAGCCACAGAGCCGTAGCCTGAATTGAATTGCAAATTCCCGCTGCTGTCGATACGGGCGCGTTCGGAGCTATTGGTGAAAAAGCCAAGAGCGTTTGTCGTGACGTTGTTGATGCCGTTCGCAGGAACACCAGTTCCAAACACGTTCAAACTGCCACCACCAATATTGCCGTTTACATCAAGTTTTGTTGTGGGCGAACTCGTACCAATCCCCACATTCCCCGCAGCAGTAACAGTAACATTCGTCGTACCGTTATTCTGCAAAGCAAGAATGCCATCATTGCTACCAGAGGTCTTTAAACCCGAGGTGCCGGAGACTATGCCATCGTCTGAATTTATTGTGCTGGGCATGGTTACTTTCCTTCTAATGCGTCAATACGGGCGGTCAGGGCGGTGATGATGGCTTTCAATTCTTCAATTACGGCTTGTTGTTGCTCAAGAGTTTTTTGATGACGCTTGATTAAACCAATCGCAAATACTCCAATTTTTTCGTAGTCAAGTCCGTTAATTTCTCCATTGACGCGAGAAACAATTTCATTCAAACCAATTTCATCTGCTTGATCTGCAATAAAACCATATTCCCAATATTCATATTCAAGACGCTGATAATAGGAAGGTTCTAATTTCAATGCTTTATCAAGTTGCTGGTCTGTTACAGGCGTAATGTTGCGCTTGTATTTTTTAGCGGAGGTAAGAATCGTCAGTCGTCCGGAATTTCCATCCCAACGCAAAGTGTCTGGAGTTGAAGCCGGAGTCCAATTGACTGTGTTGTATGCTAAGGAAAGCCTTCCAGAATTTGCTGTTCCATCACCGCCATTCCTTACCCATATCATCGCGCCGTCACCGTTTGCACCGTTATCAGACCATCTGAAATCCCCCCCACTCGTGATGCTTGCGCGTTGGGTGGCGTTGGTAATGAAAATAAAAGGGTGATTTGAAACAGTACCTGCTTGCCCCTTATCGCCTGCGTTATCCCCCAAAATAGTTTGAGTTGAGGCTCCGAAGTAACTGATAAAGTTGCCGCTGCCGCCCCGCACGACAAACTTTGAATAGCTACCGGGGCTTGTTTCCCCCACCCCCAAATTCCCACTCGCATCCAGCGTCATCGCCTGTGTGAAGCTGATAGCGTTATTTGCTGTACCGGAGGGGGCGGTGAACCATTTATGAACACCACCATCTTGCCAATAAGAAGCAGCCGCTCCGGTAGCCGCATATTTCCATCCTGATGCGTAATACGCATTTTGTGAAAACGCGTTAAATGCCCCTTGCGATGTAAAACCAGTTCCAGAACCACTGATTTCAAAGGCAGGTACACCACCAGAGCCAGACTTCGGCGTCACCCCAAGACCAAGGTTGCCGGAGGCGTCGATACGCATCGCCTCCACGCCGCCCTCAGAGAAGGCAATCGTGTCAGCGGCGGGGAAGAAGATGCCGGTGTTTGCATCCGTCCCCCGGATAGCCGGGGTTGCAGCAGAGCCGTCAATGTCTGACAAGCCGTCCGTTCCGCTCAGAATCAATGTCATGTTTGCTCCTCATCTGCTGGGAGGGGTTGGTTGCCTTCTGCAAGCCACGCTTTAAATTCAGGATATTCCTCTGTGCAGGTCAGGCGGCATTTGCCGTCGTCGTCGATGCGGGCATAAATAGTCATGCCGTCTTCGTTGGTGGTGAAATTTTTGTAGGTCACAGTTCGGCACTCCATGCGAGAAAAGCGCTAGTTGTTGCCGCCCCAATGCGACAACCCTCTCCTGCTGTAAACACAGCTCCAGCAGTGAAAACAACAAAACCGCTGTTTGCAGAAGCGCGGCTAAAAACAGGAACCGAAGTACAAGTTACGGAAGTATTTCTGAACCCAATGTTGTAATTCCCTGCGGTGCCGTTTTGCTCTAGCGCCGTAGGATTACTACGCATAGTTACTGGGAACACAACAAGACCCAGACCTGTGCTTGTTGTGTTGTTGTACCCTGTGCCGAAAACATCGCCATTAGTTTGCACTGTTGCTCGGTAATAATACCGCTGACACAACGCTAACTCAGTACCATACGGTCTGTAATCAAATGATGTGGCTGTGCTGCCCTTCTCTAACTGGACGCCGGTGATGTAGAAGGTGGCTCCGTTGGTGCCGACTACGCTGGTTGCGCCTGTGGCTGAAGAAACATACGAAGAAGTCCAAGCACCAGCAGTCCCAGAGTAAGTTGAACCAACACCAAGACCAAAGTTGACGCGAACACCAACGCCATTGGTTGCGCCAACCCATGTGCCAGAAGTATCACCAGCAATCGTTACGCTCTTTTGCTCCCAAGTGTTCGCAGCGCTGATGGTGTAGGTGAAAGGGTAGTTGCGACTGGTTGCAGAGTTCTGCAAAGAGCCTCCGAACGTCCCCGTCAACGAACTGCGAACCCAGAAAGACAACGTAACGACCTGCGCGGAAGCAGTGCCCCACCCAAGGTCTGCAAAGTTAAACCCCTCAATGTTCTGACGCTGTAGAAATTCGTCAGCCGCGCCAACAGAATAGGCAGAAAGAGAAGTAACACCGAGGTAGTTGGAGAAGCCGGTTGGTGGAGTAACCGACCCAGCGTTTTGCTGAACAGAGTATTTTGACGCTGCGGATGCTTCTGAACGCCAGCGATCAAGCGTATAAGAGCCGCCAGTTGGCGTCACACTCGCCCCAGCATTCCTCTGGTCGATCACCATCGCACCGTTGATGATGCGGTTGCGGAAGGTTAGGTATGGCGAGTTGCTGGTTGTGACCGTCCCCGCCTCATCAGGCAGCGTCAGCGTGCGGTTATTGTTTGAATTAGGCGAGGCAATGGTAAATGTGCCGGTTCCGCTTGCATCACCCTGAATGGTTACTTTGCTCATCTTTTCTCCTTACAGCACCAGCCAACGCTGGCCCGATGCAACGGTAATTGTGATGCCCGAATCAATTGTGATCGGTCCCACACTCAAACCATTCTCACCACTGGCAATGGTGTAATCGACGGAAGCAACATCCTTGTTGGTCATGATTGCGCCACCAGCCTGCGCTCCACCAATCCCACCCCAAACGGCTCCGCTGTAACCCTCAAACTGGCTCAAAGAGGTGTTATACCGGATCATGCCGTTGGTTGGCGATCCGCTGCGCTGACCCGTGGTGCCTGCCGGGAGCTTGACCTGACCCGTGCCGCTGAAGGTTCCGTCGCCTGTGAAAGTAAAGGTCGTGCCGGTCAGTACGCCCGTCAGGTCCAATGATCCTGCGTGATCAAACTGATAGGTAATGTCTATACCATCGTTGTAGATCAGAGCCGTCTTACCATTGGGTATGATCACCCCTACCCCCGCCACAATGACCCGAATACTCTGAGATCCGGTGGTGGCGTTCTTGACAATATAGTTCTTGGTAATCGCCGGAACAATCAAGTCCCGAGTCACCGTCAGGCTCACGCTGGAGGTGACATTCAAAAACACCGCCCGGGCATCCTGAGCGGCGTTTGTGTTGGAAAGCGTCAGGGTCTTGTTGGCGTCCGTGGTAAATGTGACGGTAACCCTCCCAACAATAGCCTGCTCCAGCGCCGTACCAAGATTGTTGTTGGTCGTTGTGCCCCAAGTACCAACCTGCTCGCCCAATGCGATGAGTTCTATCTTCAGGTTGGATGAGTATGTAGATGGCATATTCTTTTCCTCAAGTCAGATGATTACACAATCATCCATCTTTGACCAGAAGCCACGGTCACCGTGATACCGCTTGCAATGGTCATTGGACCAACAGACTGGGCGTTCGTACCCGTGTCTACGGTGTAATTGTCCGTTACTGTGGTGGCATTGACAACCAGCGCCCCAATTCCACCCCCGCCCCCAGTAACCGTCCTTTCCGCAGGGTAGGTTACAAATACATCTTTGGTCCCCGCAGAAAAACTGACCTTAGAGCCGCCACTGGAAGATTCTAGAACCGTATCCCGAGAAAGGGTCGTGCCGCTGGATGTGTAGGTTCCAATCCCCACCTCAAATTCATTGGTTCCCTGACCCGCGATGGTGTAGAAAGTTGTGTTGCCGTTTCCAATAACTGCGAATGTCTGGAACCCCGTCACTGCTCCTGCGAGCGTGACTGTCCCCGTACCTGTAGTGGTCGTGGTTTCTCGGACGCGATCTTTAACGACAAGTGGCATATCAGTTTGATGTTTTTATGACATTCCAATTTGTGGACGCCGAGGTATTGATCACAGACCAAGAGGTGCCGTTCTGAGCGTTGATGACATTCCAAGTCACAGATTGACTGTCATTGATGATCTCCCAAAGCAAACGAGCCAAGGGACTATCCGATGCTCTTGCAAGTTCTGCCACACTGACCGCATAAATTGGCAGAGTGGAGGGGGTATCAGCACCGGTTGCGCTCTCATCAATCAACGCCCCAAAGTCCACAGCACCGCTGATCAAATCGCTCACCACGGCAGACTCGTCAACACTGACGATAAAAACTACGCCGCCAGATGGGAAATCAGAGGCAGTAACAGACTCAGCAATGTTTGCCGGGAATGCGAAGGACGAAGCAACTGTTTCTGATGCGATTGCGGTCTCGGATGCGGTAGCAACAAAAGTAGCGATTGCGGAGACCAACTCTGAAACGGTTGAAGACTCAGTGATAAGACCACCGAAATCTACAGCGCCGCTGATTTGATCTGCGCCAGATGACGACTCAGAAACGCTGGAGCCAAAAGTTACGGCTCCAAATGCAGCATCTGATCCTGTCGCTTGCTCTGCGGTGATAGAGTTTAAGACAGTCCCGGCAGAGATGGAATCTGTTGCAGTTGCTGTCTCACTGACCGTTGAAACGAAGACCACGCGAGCCACAACCGTTTCAGATGCGGTTGCAGACTCAGCAATTAAAGGTGCAAAGGTTGCGCTGGCGCTGATCGTATCTGAGCCGGTGGCGCTTTCAGAAACACTTACGCCAAAATCAATTTTTGCTAAAACTGAATCTGCTGCGGTAGCCAGTTCAATGACAGACACCACATAGGTGACGCTGCCAGAGATGGAATCGGTTGCTGTTGCGGACTCGATAATCGTGCTTTGGAAAACGACCCTTGCGGAGATGGAGTCTGCCCCCGTCGCCGACTCATTGATTTGAACGGCGAACTTAGCCAGTGCGCTCAGAATGTCTGAGGCATTAGCAGATTCTGCGACCGTAGCAACATAAACAGCACCAGAAAGCGATGAATATGGCGCGGTCGAATATGGCAGCAGCCCGAGCACAAGTGCTCCTTACGCAGCGGTCAACTGAGACTCTTCAAACCAACGCTGCTGCTTAACACCGGATGAGTCCGTCCATTCGATCAGATAGAAGAATGTGCCGTTTTCATCCATGCGAAGTGCAAGTACCGGTCCTTGAGGAACCAGCGCATTGAGTTTGACGCTTTGACCTTTGGTGTATTTTGTAGCCATGCTAACTCCTTACGCTGCATCGAGGCTGAACTGGTAGGTGACATTGAGCGTGTCACCAGAAACGACAGCGCGATCACCGGGGGATTGGAAATCAGAAGCTGAGAACAAGATGCCGCTCGTGCCACTTTTGGTGTTGTCACTGGTCAAGAAAGCGCCAGCAATTGTCGCCGTGCCGTTGATCGAGAACACAGCCACAGAAGCCGAGTTGCTGATAACCGAAGGATCAGCCGTGGTTGCAGCACCAAAAGTACACGCAGGGCGAGTTGCTTGACTGTAAGAAGTGTTCTCAGACCAACCTGCATGGGATGACATCGTGTCGCCAGCGGCGATGGTCGTACCAGAGCCGGGTCCAGTAATCAGCCCAAGATACCAAGTGGCGGTATAGGACGAGCCAGAGAAATACTTGTCGTTCATGTCTTTCAAGCCGACATTGACCACAAGATTATTGGACTCCTCATTCCATTTAAGATTGCCATCTTTGTCATAGCACTCAAAACGGAACACGCCGCCACCACGGGCGGTTTCTTTAGAACCATTGCCAAAAGTCATGGCAGCGGAAACTATATCGGTGGATTTTGCTTTGTCGGTAAACATGATTACTCCTTATAAAATCCGAATTAAGGCAGAAAGATTGGTGTTGGCAGGAAATTGCACCTGAAAGGTGTTGATGGAAGTCCTGTCTGCGCCAAAGTCCAAAACACAAATTGCCGCTCCACCATTCTTGTAGATCAGCGCCCCACGAGCAGTGAATGCCCCGCTCCAAGAAACATCCTCAAAATCAATGAAGGATGTCCCGTCAGAGATAGAAACAGACGGAGTCAAAACCTCGCCCCCAGCCGTGTAGCCGCTTGCCGACACCTCGCCGTCCGTGGTGTACGCCGCAGTGGTTTCATCCAAGGTAGCATCATTGGTGTACAAGGCAATCTTGAATACATTAGTCGTTCCAGTTGCAAAGTTAAAACTTCCGCTAGGCAGACCTTGTTTAAACGTATTGCAGGTGTAATTGCCGGTAAAAGCCATTACTTGACCTCCATCCGGAACTGACCCGATCTGTAGGCATCCTGACGCTCCATGCCATCACCCAACCGTTTGGCAAGCATGAGAGCTTCGTTATACCTACCCATGTACTGGTCCACGATGTCCTTCTCGGACTTCATAAATGCAGCCGCCTCCATCATCGCGCCATACAGCAGCACAGAATCCATGTTGTCACCCAGCCAAGTCTGTCCGCTTGCTGCCGTGGTAATCGATTCTGGATAGTAGTAGTAATGCAACTCCACATCGTAAATTGCATTGGGCGTTGGACCCAACAAAAAAGTCAACTCGTTGGTGATGGCAGGAGGCGTGTCATTGGTCGTTGTAGGACCAAATAGAGCGTAGTAATAAGGCTTGCCGGTGTCTGTCGGGCTTGGAAACGATTCTCGGATGAAGTTCACATCCTTGTTCAACAAATACAAGTACTCACCCGAGACAGGATCAATGACAGCCATTGAATAGACTGCCAAAAAATCCCCGGGAGATGACAGATACTTGTTGTTTATCGTGGTTAAGCCGGTAACATTCTTCCGTAAGGGAGGAAACTGAACTGAGTTGTAGATGCGCTGTTCAGCCTGTTGGATGAAAGTATTGACCTGCTGATCAGAAGTAAGACCACCAGCACCAACCGCCTGCGGGAAATCGTTCTCGCAGTACGCTTTGATCCGAGCTTTCAGTTCAGTGTAATTCACCGATTACCCCATCTTGCTGCTGTGTCCAAAGCCCCGGCTGGTGTTCTTGGTGCCACGAGTACGCTGGGTCTGCGTATTGGGCACTGCATTGGGATAACCAGCACTGGGCACGGGCTGGGTGTATGGCTTGGGCTGGACATACTTCTCACACGGGTCTTTCGTGTCAGCCGGGAAGTATTCAAATTTGTCGGTGTTCATCAGCGGCTCCGCGAGGTCGAGCGTTGGTTCATCATACGAGCGACATTGCGTCCGTACTGCTTCATCGCACCGGAGGTCACACCACCCTTTGCATAACCTTTACCATGCATGGATTTCTCGTGCTTCTTGACCTCATCCTTGGCGATCTTTTTCATCTTGCCATTTTCCATTTTTTACTCCTATGTGGTTGCAACCGTTACTGTTCCCAACTGAATTCCTAGAACCAGATTGTTGGGTGTCAGACCAACATCATTGGCTCTAGACCCACCAACGGGAGCGTACCCCCACTGAAATATCCTACTGCCACCCTCCGGGGTTCCAGTCTGATTCTGACTTGGTCCCGTTGTGTCAAACAACTGCAAGCCGTTTAAACCAGATATGCGGTAGCTCTTATCCGGTCTTGGATTTCTCAAAGCCTGCGGGTCATCCACAGGATACATACCCAACTGAAGCTGCGGTTGATCAGGCTCCCAACACTCCGGGCAAACCAAGATGTTCACATTTTTGGTCTTGATTACCAAGCCCTTGAGTTGCTTGAGTTGAAAACGAAACCCACAGCGGTCGCATTCAGCAATCGCATTCTTACCGGAGGCAAACTTGTTTCCCATTATGTAACAAAGTATCTGCGGGGAACAAAACGAACTGCGGCTTTGCTGCGGTCCTCCTCGGTGGCAAACTTCCACTGCTCATCGTACTGAGCCTTGAGCACTGAAATGCGATCAGGAGCGATTTTCTGGGCAAGGTAATAGGCAAGCCCAGAAATCATGCAATTGAGGAACCTGAAGGGTATATCCTGCGTCTGGATACCGTTTCCTGCGTCCTGAATCCTTCTCAAGCGCCAATACACAAAGGTGTAGTAGTTGCTTTGGTCCGGGGCGGGCCAGACATAGATTTGCGGATGATCCACCCCGGTCGTCGGGTTGGTGCCAGCAGGTCTCCCGCCGGAAGGATAAGTAGCACCAGACTGACGATCCACCCAAACTTGAATCGGTCTGCCCGTAGCGTTCTTGTTGGGAATGGTCGCATAGGTAGAAACACTGATCCGAGTGATGGTTAAGTCCTGCTGGTTCTGCCCAGTTCCCGTTCGGGTAACGTGTTCCAGAAGATCGATGGTGTCAATAGGTAAGGGATAGGCAATCTGATTCTGGGTCAGGGCAATGGACCCCTGCTCGATGGTCCACAGATTGACGCCCCGGTTGGACCATTCCACCGTCAACAGGTTAAGGCTGCGCCGAGCGGTACGCAGGTCGTAACCGCTTCGCAATTCCTTTCCACAACGCTCGAAAGCCTCTTCAACAATGTTGTTGAGGTCGAGGTTGAACGATGAGGCTCCAGAGGTTGTCATGTCACCTTCCTGTGTCTAGCCACCTTTTGTGCAATCTTTGGTGGCTGTGGCACAAACTGCTTGCCAGAAGCCTTACCAGCCCTCTTGGCACGAGTTGTAGCAGCATATTCAGCAGGACTCAATGCCTTGATAGCCTTCTCGGGCAAATATCGCTCCCCCGTCTTGGAAGACGGTTTTCCAGACTTGGTAGTCCATTTCTGGTCTGTCCAAGCCTTGAGCGATTTCTGCGGGTTCTTCACTTGTAACCGCCGCCTTTTTCCTTGTAACGCTTGGCAAGAAGCTGTGCTTTGCGGGCTGACCATTGCCCCGCCGCCGTACCTTGCGTGGCAGAGCTTTTGATCTGTTCAAACAAGGCTTTCCGCATACCGGGCTTGGTGTAATTGCCAGACTCGTTTACACGACTTTGACCACCTTGTTTAAACATCTTGACAGGCTCATCACCATCCCGCTTTTTGATCGTTTTGACCTTAGCGGGATTGATGATCCCCATACCACGGCTTGGCATCATGTCAGCAGTACCTGCTTTTTTTCATCTTCGTCATGCCACCCTTCTTCATGACGATCTCTTTGCCTTTGGTCTTGCCCTTCATGGCAATCCCATCAGCAGACTTGTGACCAGCAGCCAAACCACCACCAGCCATCTTCTTCATAGCCATGCCGCCTTTTTTCATCTTACCTTCGCCATCAGCAGCAAATGCAGGGACTTTTTTGCCGTCTTTCATAACCATAGGCATACCACCGCCTGCGTAGCCGCCCATAACCATTTTCTTGACTTTGCCGCCGTGCTTCATACCGGCTTCAGCCATTTCGTGTTTGACCATCGAAGCGGGAGCGCCCTTCTTTTTCATGAACGACACTTCCTTCTTCATCATCTCTTTGGACTCTTTCATGTGACCACCTTCTTTCAGTTTGGATTTGCCTGCCTCACTCAACGCAATCGCAATCGCTTGCTTTGGATTGGTGACCTTTTTGCCAGAAGACGACTTGAGGTCTCCTGACTTGAACTCGCGCATGACCATACCGACTTTGTCTTTCATACAAACCGCCCTTTGGTCTTGCCCTTGATTGCAATACCATCCCCTCGTTTAGAGGCAGAAGATGCTTTCGGGGCGCTTGCTTTTGCTGCTTTAACCTTACCGCCTTTTTTCATACCAAAAATTGGTCGCATCCCCGCTAGACCTATTGATCGCATCCCCGCTAGACCCATACCAGTATTAACAGAAGTTGCACCGTTACCAGCAGGGGCGCCATGACTAAACATATTGCTGGCAAAACCGCCAGATCCAGATTTAAACCCCGTCGTTCCAACGTCACCAGCAGAGTTATACGGAAGAATGGTTTTATTTGGTGACGTGTTCGGAATAGCAGGCATACTAATACCACCTCGTCCTTCGATGCTGGTCGCAGGTTTAGCCGGAACACGGGGTGCTGGTCTTTTAATTCCTTTTAGTGCTTTGCCAAACATTTCACACCATCCTTCCTTTAGTTTTACCACGCTGAGCACAGCCGTCTGCACGTTTGGAAGCAGATGATTTGACTACACCACCTTTTTTCATACCGGTTATTGCATTAAACCCAACTGGTGTAACACCGCCATTTGGAGTTGTAATTCCATAATTAATGGCGTTAGCCATTTCATCGACCCTACCCATTAGGGATTCAGCATTATCAGCCAACCCAGCCAAGCCACCTTCGGCGTACTTTTTAGGCTTCTTTTTGTTGACCATTTTTATCTCCTTTGCGACTTAACAAGGTCATCAATTTTTGTCTCAAGCCTTGCAAAGCCTGAATCAAAATGCTCGCGGATTTTTTCCAAATCTTCTCTAACTTCTGTACGAGTGATGTGGTCACGCGCAACCTCCTCTCGGGTCTTGTTCAAAAGAATCCCAAGTCGATTGAGTTCTGCAAACTTCTCTTTCAAAAGAAATCCCAGCAGAGCAACAATCGATGTGAGAATCACATTCCAGACCAACATTTCCATTCTTCTTCACCATTTGACTTTATCAGCCCAGTAAGCAGCACTCATCTTGCCTTTGGCGATGTTGCTTGCATGGCGTGCTTTAAATGACTTGCGCTTTGCCTTCATACGGTCAGACTCACCCGATTTGGGTTTGCCTGCCGTACCAGACACAGTGCCTACCTTTTTGCCCTGCTCTCCAAAGCGGATCACCTTCTCTTTCCCGCTCTCGCAAGCCTTCACAACGTGAGACTTCTTCGGGTGAGTGGGGGTAGATCGGGGCTTGTTGCAAGGCATCTCCGACTTCTTGACGGGCTTAACCATTGGCGACCTTCCTCTCTTCATCCAGCGGCTTGAGCAGCGGATACAGGAAATCTTCCCCAAAAGAACCCTCAAACTCATGGACACCCATGTGTCCGAGCTTGATCGTGGGGTCTACCCAGACCGTAAACCCATGCTCCCGGGCGCGGTCGCAGAAGACATAATCTTCACCGACGTAACCATCTGGAGTGGATTTGAAGTCAAAGAAGGACTGAAGCACCTTGCCGGTGTTCTGGTCCATGTACTTCCATTCTGGGTGAGCATCACGCAAGACCTCAAAGACCTTGCGCTGGATCATCATGAACCCAGTGCCCACCCTAAGTACCCTGACCAGCCCCATCTTGTCCATAAAGATATTGCCGTCTGCGTCTTGATCGAGAGAGGAGAAATAGACCTTCTCTTTTTTTCGAGCAGCCCCAACGCCTGCAACGATGGGCTTTTGTTGACTCCATGCCAGCAAACGAATGATGTCGTCGGCTTGGAATGTCATGTCTGAATCGACCATCAAAAGATGATCGGCATCAGAACTCAAAAACTCATTGGCAATGATGTTACGCACCCGGGACACCACAGAGCATCCTGAGACATTGGACATCTGAATCTGAATACCGTGCTGCTGCGCCTTGACGCAGAACTCGGCGAGCGCAATCGCTAACTTGACCGAGACCTTAAAGTCATACGCTGGCAACCCGATGAACAGTTTCTTGCCATGCAGGTCAAAAGAGGCTTCTGATTGCATAACATCACCCGTAGATCACCATGATGGATGCAACATCCGTTAGGTCAACATAGAGGTCAGTCTCAACCAAAATACCTTCTCCCGGTATTGAGAGAAAGAAAGTACCAGAAGCTGCCGCTGCTGGTGAGTTCATGGTCATCAAGATAGGACCGCTAGAGCCACCATCCCGAAAGACAACAGAACCAGCACTCGCACCTGAAACACCATAGACAAACTTGATCCGACAACGAAGTAAATTGTTGTCGTTTTGATCTTTCATCTGCCCATCGGTCGTTCGCGGCTTGGACGCTAATACATCATATTGCATGGAAGCCATGTCAGCCTCCTATCAGGAATCTGCAAATGGAGTAGCAGGAGAGCCTGTGCAAACAATAACGCCGTTGACCATGTACTTGTTGGTGGTCAGCGAAGTGATGGTGATGCAAGTGCCAACCACGCCGCCAGTCGTACTGCCGTTCAGATTGATGAAGTCATTGGCAGCGGCAGGAATGAAACCAGCCATTGCGCCAGAGGTATCCGAGTCAATCGACAAAACCGAACCAATGAACTTGTCAGTGCCGTTCGTGCCGATCTTGACCGAAGAGGTCGCAATCGTCGCGTCCACCAAAATGGTGAAGGTCGCACTTTGATTGTTTTGAGTGTTGGGATCAGCGCCCGGGCCAGCCGCAGGGGCGTTTGCCGTAGTGTTGATTGCCGGAAGTGTGATGGTCAGATTGGAAGCAAGAGCGCCACCAACTTTGAGAATCTTGCCAGCGTGTGCTGCCACCGTCAGGGTGGTGCTGGAGGTCAGAGAGACCACATTGCCTGCGCCCTGCGAATAAAAGCCATTCAGCGAGCGAACCGGACCGTCAAAAGTAGAAATTGCCATGATCAACCTTTCGTGTTGTAGCACATCCTCTTACCGTCTCTACAAAGTCTGCTAGGTCAGTTCGGTAAGAGTGGGAACCTAGATGCCGGAATCATACTGCGTTTAAACAAAAAAGGGGAGGATTTTCGGTCCCCCCCTTTTTCATCAAGCGCCCGGGCTTCCGAAGATGCCCAGCGGATCGCTAAAGCCGAAGCTGTAACGCTCACGAGCCTTGTAGCGTACATTGCCCGTATCAAAGTCGCCGTCCATCGAGGTGTTCAGCGGGGTGCGGACAAAGTGCTTCAGACCGTTTGGAACATCCGTGGTCAGGAACCAAGCATTGTTGTCGGTCAAGAAGTGGTTCACGGTGTAACCACCCGGGATCGACCCATTGCTCTTCAGGGCGTTAATGTCGTTGTTGTTGGTAGAAACCCGGAGTTCCGTTTCCAACAGGCGAGTAGCTACGAACATCAAGCTCGGAGGAACAATCAGCTTGCGCGGTTTTGCCGCGATGAGCAGACCACGTTCATCGGTCCACGCTGCGATCTGGATAACGGCGGCTTCAAGCGAAGTCTCGTTCAGGTCGGCAGGCGTGGCAGGCTCGTTGGAGTTGGTTCCACCAGAGACCAAAGGATGCGAAGTCGAGAACAGCTCGACACCATCGCCACCCGTGTAGGAGGGCGAGAAGCCGTTGTTCAGCACATTAGCAGCCTTAACCTGCTTGGTAAAAGCCATTGCACGAGCCAGAGCCTTAGTGTAGCGAGACGACAGGGAGTCATAGAGGTTGTCCTCAATGGCTTCTTCAGTCAGGCTAAAACCAAGGGCAATGGTTTCGTGCTGGTAACGAGCAGTCCATGCCTCTTGAGCGTTGTCATAAGCGATGGCAGAGCCTTCGTTTTTGACCGGCGCAGCAGAGAAGCCAGACAGTTTGGTTTCCTCCTCAAAAGAACGCTCAGAGGTTTCGGTCTCGAAAATCTCTTTGTGTTCTTCCTTGTAGGTTTCATACTCCAAACCGAACAAGGCATTCAAGCCCGGGAGGAGTTCTTTGAGTAACTGGGCACGAGAAATAGCCATTTTTAAGCACCCCTTCCTTCAGCGTTTTCATACAGAGAAATGCCGAAGTTAAATCGGACAATCACTTCCGTATAAGAACCCGGGTAGCCAGCAATGGCAGTCTCGGGAACAACGTCCACCACACGAATCGGAAGAGTGGTCTCCGTATCAGTAGTGTTTAGGACAGCGTTTTTAGAATTGCCGTTGGTGGTACTGCCGGTGTTTTGAACCAGCGACACATTCTTGCCAACAGCGGCTTGGGTTAGGTTGCCAATGGTGGTGCCAGCGGAAACCACGGCGACTTTGTACAACTGATCAGGATCGTCTTGTACATAAGCCTGAATACCCGTTACATTCACAGCGCCGGGGTAGAACTGTTTAAACACCGGTTGCGAAGTATTGGGATCAATGTAGGTGCATCCAAGAAACACACCAATCGTGGTCGCAGTAGCCGTGGTCGTAACCTTGGTGATATTACCTGCGCTGTTCAGAGTGACAACATCACCAAAGAAAATGGCGGTGGTTTCATTCTGACCAATAGGCATTTCACGGGTCTGACCAGCGTATACCTGACCACCAAGCAGGTTCACAGGAACCATGCCATAGGGGGCATCAACGGTCGGATAAGCCATTACTTACTCCTTATGATCTGCTGCTTCTGCTCGTGGTCGATTTACGCTCACTAAACATAGGCATACGAGGATCGTTTTCCTTCATTAGATTGGCATCTACAGCCCTCGTCTGCGCGTCTGTTTGAGCACGGACCCATTCGTCACGCTGCTCAACAAACTCGGTTGGAGTTTTGGAGAGAACCAACCCACCAATCTCGACCAGTCCAGTGGACTTGCCGGGATATTGCAGTTCTGAATGATCTTCCCGTTTGACCGGAACCCATCCTTCATCCTGCTTGGACATCATGTTGCGATCATCCGCTTGTCCAAGGATCGATTTACGAACCCAGCGATACGAATAACCGTCTTCCTTGTTAGGTTTGGGCAGCAAAGAGGGCGGTGTCCAAGCCCTTTTCCTGATAACTTGTTCACGAGTTTCTTGATCTCGTGGGGTGCGATCAGCCATTTGTCATCTCCTTCGCCACTTGAGCGGCATACTTTTCCAAGGGAACTCCCAGCCGTTTTGCAATAGCAACTTGAGTTTTCGTCAACGTGACCTTTTGTGATCCCGGTGTACCCCTTGAAGCAGGAGCGACGACATTCGCGGCAGGCTTGTTAGACCTGAACTTTTGCGGGAATGAATCCCGAATGCGAGCATCCAATTGCTCGAAATAGGCGTCCGATCCGGCGACATATCCACTCTGGACGAGTTGATCGTGGATACCAAAGGCGGCACCTCGCATAACTGGGTCTTCATTGAACCATTGGTTCTTTGTTACCCACTGACGGGTCCGTTCGTCAGGAACAACTTGCGGTTGTTGTTTGGTTTCTACTGGAATTTCTTGTGGTTGTAAAGGGGCTTGATACCTGTGTTGGTAATTTTCAATTTCCCGCTTCCCAACCACCGCCTCCGAGAGCTTCTTTTGGGCGGCGATCATCTTCTCGGTATCGCCAGCCTCGTATGCCTCTTTGTAGTCGCGCTCTGCCTGAGACAGAATAGCGTCATGCTTTTCTTTGCTGGTTTCTACCAGCACCCGCTCGCCTTGAGAAAGGCGCTCTTGGAGCATCCGATTTTGCTCTGCTACCTGTTTGGCGTAGTTGAGAGCCTCTTGCTGCTCGCGCAAAAGACGCTCTTTTTCCCTGCGCTCCTCATGGTAGCCAGCGCGAAGCTGGCGAATGCGCTTCTGCACATTTTCAGAATACTGAGAAATCTCATCGTCATTGACCTCAATCTCTCCGCGAGATTCAGGTTTGCCACGATCTGACTCAGGCGTATCGTCCACAATTTCAATTTCTGGACCGCCTTCGATCTCAATCTCAAGATTTTGGTTATTTTCGGACATAAAAGCTCCTTATAGGCGGGTAAGCACCCGTGGATCGGCAATGACAGCCTCTACGGTGTCATCGTTGATAAGACGAAACTCTTGATCTCCCTGCGGGGTAGAAATCTTAAATCTCGTTCCGGAGTACGACCGCATGATGATGTAGTCGCCCTCCTTACACCAAGCCCCATCAGGAAATTTGTCAGGGTCTTGGTATGCCTGTGGACCCAGCTTGACAACCAAGCCCACGATAGACGCAGTTTCTTCCTTTTGCCGAGTAGATTCAGCAATAACGATCTGAGAATCCTTGAAAGTTTCTTCCTTTTTAGGAATGGCAATCAGGATTCGGTATCCCTTTGGTTCTGGCAGTTGCAAATTACTCATCTGGTAAGTCCTCAATGATTCTTATGAGACGCTGGAATGCTCGGATTTCCCCCACCGCCTCTCGGTAAGCAGGGTAGTCCTCAACAGCACTGAAAGAAATTCTCTCTTTCAGCGCCTGTTGTTCTTTTTTAAGCTCATCGAGGAGGTAGTCCTTTAGTGCCAATGTTTGCTCCTATTTTCAAGCCTTCAATTTGTTGCTTGACTTCCATTGCCTTGTTGGCGTCCATGACCTTTGCGCCAATGTTTGCCCCAGCAATGCGCTCTTGAGAGGCGATACGCTCGCGTTCGCGCTGATCTTTTGCGACAAGGTCTGCCTCTCGCAGCTTGACATCTGCTTCGTCTTTGGCTTTCTTCCGCAAAACTTCTGCTTCCCTAATCTCCAGTTCTTTTTGCTGCTGCTGTATCACTGGGTCTTGAGCGGCTTGCTGCGCTGCCTTTTGAGCCATCTCTGCCTGATCTTTTGCCAGCAGTTTGTCTGAGGCGGCGGCAACGGCGCGGGAGAGTTCGACCTCGATGTCCTCTGGCAATTGCTCGTCCGAAGGAGGCAGAGCAACACCCAGCATCTTTTCGATCTCCACGCGGTACTGGAATCCAACATGCTCGTTGATATGCGCCATCATGGCGGCTTGAATGAACTGTGCGCGGGGATTCTGACCCACGATCTGCTGAATCTTTGGATCTTGCATGGCGTTCATGTGGACCTTGATATGAGCCTCATGGTCCTGATACAGGAATGCCTTAACGGGCTTGCCAGCCATCACTGCCATGTTTTCTGAAACAGGGTTCATGGGCTTCTGATCGTCCTCAATCGGGATGATCTTGCCGACATTCTTGATACCCAGAACCTCCAGCATCTGGCGATGCAGTTGCGGCAGGTCATAAATCTGGGGAGCGCCCTGCGCCAGTTGAAGCGCGGCTTGATACTGGACTACCCGCTGCGCCATTGTGGAGGCGTTGGGGTCCGACACAGGGATGATGTCCACCATGTCGTAGTCGGTCTTCTTGGCTTTTTTTGGAGCGTCTACTTCGTAGGAATAGGTGTCTGGGGTGTAGTCCCTGACAATTGCCGAGATCAGCTTAAATTCATGCTTCATGGCAGCATGAACCCGAGCCTGCACCGCGCTCATGACCTTTAATGTCCGCTCAAGGATTGCCAAGGTCGTTCCTACCGGGGCTTGGTTGGACATATCGCCAACTTTCAAATCTGCCACGGAGGCGAATTTTCTGCCCTCTTCGACGATGGTGTTGAGGAGGTTGTACAGAGTTGCGCTTGGTTCTTTGTAGGGTAGAGGAACGACCGAGTCCTTGATGGTCATTCCGGTCACATCTACATCTCGCCACTCACCCGGCGAAATTGGGGTGTCATCCCCCTTGACCCGCAAATCTTTGGACTTGAAACCCCCGGGGAGATTGGACAGAGTGCCAGCGTCAACAAGTTGTCGAAGGATGGATGTCGCACTCTTTGCAAAACCACCGACGAGGTGAATCAAGCCAAAGCCGTAGAAGCCAAAACCCGGGATGTAGAGGTAGTGCGTGAAGTGCATCCGCTTCTGCCTCGTCTCATCATCCTCAAGGTAGTTACGCCGAATCGCCAGAATCTCGCCCGTCGAGGCGATAGTGATGACATACGGCAAAGCAATACCGTCCGGGTCTTCGTATCCCGGCAAATCGTAATCAATGTGAATCTCATACAAGAGGTAACGATCATCATCAACGATGTTGATCCCAGTCTCTTCGTCTTTTTTCTTCTCAATCTCAGTGGTTGTGCGCTGCGGTTCAGCCAGTTCAATGTCTTTGTAGAAGCCAGCCACCTGAAGTTTGCGTATCTGGTTATGCGTTTTACGCATACGATGCGCGATTCGCGGCGCAGAAAGCAGGTCAGATGCCCCGTAAGGCACAATGATGTCCTCGGCGGGGACAAACATGGCAACTTGCCTGTTTAAACTGGGATCAAAATAGACTTTTTTGAACGCCGATCCGGTGATGGGCAGGTTCCAGAGCAGCCTTTCATGCTCGCTGCGGTACTCAGCCATCACTTCGGTAAGTTCGTAGTTCATGTCGTCTTGAACACGAGACGCCGCCTCTTCTTTTTCCCGGCTGATTTTGCCGATGATTTTGGTTTTGACTGGACCGGAGGCGGGAAATGTCTCCAAAATGGTCTCGGATTGGAATTTGACGACCGATTCCGAGAGGATGGGGTGATAAACGCCACAAGCGCCGTCCCAAGGCTCTGTTCTTTCGTCAATCCGCAGCCCCAGAAGGTCCAATCCCTCTTTGTAGGTGCGCTCCCAGTCCTTGCGGGAGGTTAAATCATCCCTGATGAACTGCAAAAGATCAGAGGACAGCAGTTCAAGCTGTCCCTCGGACATCTTTTCTGCCAGATTTTCATCAAAAGAGGGAAGATTGATTTCAATTTCTACGATAGGCTCTTCACCGCCCTCTATCTCGATCTCAATTTCCACCTCGGGAGTGATCTCGGCTTCGATGCCAACCGGAAGGGCGTATAGTGACTTTTCCATAGCGGTCCTCAGTAATATGCCGTTTTACGGGGCATAAAAGAACTCTCAACTTCGTCCGACTCTAGTTTGATGAAGCCGCCTTGTCTGAAACGAAGCAATGCTTGGGTTGTTGAGTCCACCAAGTCATCGTGGTCGCCGTTTGGAAACGAGGCAAGCTCCTCCACCAGTTCATCAGCCCAACGAGTTTCGGGTCTCCAAACCATGCCAGACGCAAAAAGATCAGACACGGCGTTTACACGAGCTATCTTATCCGACCCTTTGCTCGGTGTGTACTCTGAAATTGGGATGCCCATCTTCCTCATCTCATAGATGAGGGGCGCTCCAGCCGCCTTTTTTTCCACAATCAGGGTGTCTGGGTTCCATTCTTTCCATAACTCAAAGGCGGTTTTCTTCAGTTCTGGGAACTCCATGCGCTCTTTGAAGGCGTCCAGAACAATGATGTTGGCAATCTCAGAGCCGTCTACATCCCTGTAGAAGACGCCCCATGTAGTGCAAGCTGAATAGTCTGCCCTGTTGTTTTTTTCAAAGGCTGTATCCCAGCTTTGGATGATGTAATCCACCTCGGGAGGGCGATCTTTTTCCCAAATTTTCCACATATCCCGCTTGATGATGGCTCCCTCTTCTGAGGTGGGGTTTTGTTGGTACTGCGCTTCCCACTTGCCCACAGGCAGTTCTGCCTTGATAGCCTCAAGCTCTTCCTGCTTCCAAAACTCGCCCCACAAGGGTTTACCGGAAGGCAGCAAAGCTGGCAATTCAATGATTTCCCAGTCTTCCAAGTCTTTTTTGACGGTTGTATTGAGAATTTGACCCGTTAAATCTCGCTTCGACCACCGAGTGTTGTGGCTGATGATGCCATTGGCGATGAAGTTTTCCGTGCGGTCCACTTCAACGTCAAACACCTCTTCTTTGCCATCAGGAGTGATGCTGATAATTGGATCGACTGTGAAGTCTGAGGTACGCTGAAGCTCGCTCAAGAACATCTGGCGTTTTCCCGTATCCGACTGCAAGGTTGCAATCGTTGCAAAGGAGTCCACGCACCGCTCCTGTGGAGTGGTCATGATCAATGCAGAGCTTGCCCCCCCAATGGGCGCGGGTGTTTTGCCCAGAAGGCTGCTCACCGCAGATGTCGCAGCGGTTACCCCGCTCTTCAACCATTTGATTAAATTGTTCCAGCGTGATGCCGTAGCGATGCTTGATTCTTTTGGCTCTGTTTTGCTCTGGAGTTGATTTTGGAGGCGTGTACTGCTGTCTGTAGCAGGATATACACAGTCCTTTGCAATGCACAGGCTGTCCGCATCCACAGAGTTTGTTACGCCATTTACCATGATGCCCAAAGGGCTGGCGAAGGGCTTCTGGGTTTTTGCGTCGGTATGACTCTCTTGCCGCGCAGGCTCCGCACATTCCAGGCTTTGTTTTTGCTCTGGATGGTCGAGTGCAGCCTTCAACGATACAAGATCGTCCCCCACCCTCAACTGATTGAGCCGCGTCCATTCCAGAACTCCTTCATTCATCACAAGAAACGGGTGTCTCTCGTTTGCACGGAGTATTCTGCCAGATTTTGTTTGTATCCGATATATAGCATCAAAACCACTTGACTGCCAGTTGTTTACCTTGGCGGTTGTCAATCTACCCTCTTCAAAGGTGGCTACGATGTCTCCGGGGCGTATTTCTGCCAGAGGTTTTTGGGTTCCATTGCCCATCAAAACTGAAGTATCCCCGGTCATGCACATAACTATAACAATAGACCCCCCGGGCTGGAGACGCTGCCGGGGACCGGATGAGTACCACTCATAGACTCTGTCATAGACCGCAGGACTGCCCTGCATGGCTTCTTGTTCACTGTGTGGGTCGTCAATGATCAATACATCAGCGCCTTTGCCGGTCACTGCGCCGCCCACGCCAATGGCAAAGTAATCACCGCCCTTGGAGGTGTTCCATCTACCTGCGGCTTTGGAATCTGCTGACATCTTGGTGGGGAAGATGTCCTGATACTCGGTCGATCCAACCAAGTTTCTGACCTTACGACCAAATCCCACTGCTAATTCTGCGGTGTGAGCGGTCTGGATGATCTTTTTTTCCGGATACATCCCCAAAAACCATGCCGGGAACAGGAAAGAGGCGAATTCTGACTTAGTGTGCCGGGGTGGCATATTGATGATCAGGCGCTTCAATTCCCCCCGAGCGACTCGCTCAAAGGCTTCTGCCATGATCTGGTGATGTTTGCCGGGGATGAATGCCGACCACATCTGCCGCACAAATGGCATGAAGTTCTGTCGGCACCGCTCTTTTTTGTCTGCCTGAAGCAGAGTATGGATCTTTTTGATCTCTGGAGAACCATCTGGCAGTGTATCGAGCAAAGCCAGATACTGCCTGATTTCATCCCGGGTCAGAAGATCACTCATAGAGAGAGCATCTTCTCCACAGAGCGGTCACGAAGTTTGATGGTCCGGACCCTATGGGGGACTGTGGTCAACAGTCCCTGATCTTGCAGGTCATGAATAATTCGGTGAATATTTGACTTGGAGTGCAGCCCAAGCCCAGTGGCGACATCCTGCAAAGAGGGGGGGAACCCCTTCATCCTGATGTAGGCTTGGATGAACTCCAAAACCGCTTTTTGGCGTTCTGTCACTGTCGTTCCTTTCAAATGAGGAGCGCAGTTTAAACGCGAACATCAGTTCGTGCAAGTGCCTTGTGCGGGTTCCCAATCCCAGCCAAAAACCCAAAGCATCATCTTGCGAATGTGCCAGCGGGGTTTCTGGTAAACGGCAAACTTGGTGTACCAATCCTTAGTTCCACCAGGCATGACCCAATACCCCACCGCCTGGGGTTGATGGGAAAGGAAAGAAATAGACTCAGCGGGGGCGGTGAAGGTCATCTCTTTGGTTTGGGCTGGGTTATCGGGATTTCCTTGGTCTGGAATGAATGGTTGTTGTAACAATGTCTTCTCCTAATTAGGAAACCTTCTTTGGTCTGGGTTTGCTTGACTTTTGTGGGAGCGCCACAAAGAGGGCATTTCATGAATTTTTGTTTCTGAGTGTTTTTTCAACCAACTTGGCAAAGGTCAAGCACCACTGCGGTCTGTTTTTGTCGTAGTCGATAAAAAGCTCAAATTCAATATGGTAGAAGATGTTTTCTACCTCATTTTCAGTGATTCCAACCCACTCCTTCTTGTAGTCCTGAATGTCGTCATCATCTTTCATTTTAAAAACTCCTTCACCTGTTCATACACACCATTACGGCAGCCTTGATCTTTTCCTGCTCGGTCTTTGCCTTTAGGACTGCCTCTTGATGTATCTTGCTTAATGGTTTCATGATGCGTACCCATCCGTAATGACTTTGTTTTTCGCTTCTTCGAGCGCACCGATCAGTGTGAGCCTGTCCGGTACGCTTGAGGTCTTGATCTTGAACTGACCCCTGTCTTTCCAGAAGCACAGCACGATCACGGTGTCTGGACCTTCGTTGCTGGCTTCGTTCAACACCTCCTTAGCATTGACCTTGTGGTGGTGCGGGATGGTTGCCATTTTTAATTTACTCATGCGCT